GCGATGGAACGCCATAAGGCGCTCGGCGATCAAATGGATAATATTCAGGAGCAACGTGATGACGGCGACGAAAGCATGCGCGCCGATCTCGCTGATCTGCATGAGGATGCCAGTGATACGCACCGTGCGCTTGGTCGTTCCTTAAAGGCTTGCCAACGCTGCTTGCGCACGGCTTTGAAAAATACCAAGCCTGCGCCCGCCGATGACGACGAAGAAGATGACACCGAAACATCTGCCGGTGACGGCAACGATGACGATCAACGCAGCGCTGACCTTCGTCGCCGCAAGGCTGAACTTCGCGCCCTGTCGTCGAAAAACTAATTTCAATCGGCACACCCTTGTACCGATTGAAGCCCCAACCCGCCCTTGGGCAAGGCGCATTAGACCGTCGTGATGACGGCCTTTCCCTCTAGATGGAGCCCAACTATGACTAAAATCGCCGAACTTGTAGCCCAACGCGCCCGCGCCTTTGATGAATTTAAGGTGCTGGCCGAAAAGCCGACCCTCAGCGAAGCCGAACTGGCCGAGTATGAGACCAAGAAACGCGCCGTCACGGATCTTGATGCCCAACTTGTCCGCGCCAAGGAAGCGCAGGCATTGTCGGCAAGCACCGCGCAGCCCGTTGCCGGACAAGAAACACCGGAAAACAAACCGGCAGCCAAGGTCGAAACCGACAAATACGTCAAGGAACGCAGCCTCGTCATCGGTGCTGCGGCCAAAATGATGGCGTATGGCGGTGGCAATCTGTTTAGTGCGCGGCAAGCGTCGATGGAAGTGTATGGTGAAAGCCATCCTGTCACCCGCGCTCTGGTGGCATCGACTGGCCCTGCCGGTGGTTTCATCGTTCCGCCTGATTACATGAACGAGATTATCGAACTGCTGCGTCCGGCGGCGGTGGTGCGTGGATCCAATCCGCGTGTCATCCCAATGCCGCGTGGCACGATGACCTTACCCGGTCAGGCAAGCCCTGCAACCGCCACTTACGGATCGGAAGGTTCGCAGATTGCATCGTCGCAGCAGTCGCTGAAACAGATTGTTGCCAGCTTCAAGAAACTGACGGCGCTGGTGCCGATCTCGAATGATCTGATGCGCTACGCTGATCCCGCGATCGATGCGATGGTGCGTGATGATCTCGTTGAAGTGATCGCACTCCGTGAAGATCTGGCCTTCTTGCTGGGTGATGGCACGCAAGCGGCTCCGATGGGCTTCACCGGCTTTGCCAATTTGTGGGCTACATCCCAGGGTGGCACGGCGGGTGTGTGGAGTACGACCGCTGACTCGACGGCTGCGGTTAACGGCAATGCCGGTAATCCGTTGCTCGGCCAGAACGGTGGTAACTTCATCACATCGAATGAGACCTACACCGAAACCACGGTCGTCAACGAACTGACGGGTCTGATCAACCGATTGGATACCGCCAACGTGAACGATAAACGCCGCGTGTGGTTCATGCATCCACGAACCTACAACTACCTGTTTGGTTTGCTGAACAGCCTTGGCCTCTATGTGTTCCGCGACGAATTGTCGAAAGGCACGTTGTATGGCTATCCGTTCAAGAAAACCACGCAGATCCCGACCAATATCTGGGATCCAACCGGCACCAACAAGGATTGTTCGTTCATCATCCTCTCGGAAATGAACGAAACCATGATCCTCGATTCCATGAGTTTGGAATTGGCTGTGTCGCGGGAAGGCACCTACACCGATGCCAATGGCAACACGGTGTCGGCCTTCCAGTACGACCAGACATTGATCCGGGCGATTACCGAACACGACTTCCAGCTTCGTCACGACTCCGGTTGCGCCGTGCTGCAGTTCATTCGTTGGGCGCCTGCGGTTCAGTAAGCAGCTGTTCAAAAAACGACCCTCTCAAAACCTAACCTTTAAAACTGGAGAAAACTCATGTCTTTTGCTGCTCAACATAATATCGGCTCCTATGTCGTCCCGGTCACCAGCGTGTTTCCCGAAAGCGCTGCTGCCGGTACCATCAACGGTTCCAGCATTGACCGCATGGTGCATAACTTGCCGAACTCTTGCGTTCTGCATCAGGTGGTCGGCGCCGAAAGTGGCGCCCCCACCACTGCAAGCGTTCAAACAAAGCTACAGGACTCGCCGGATAATTCGACATGGAACGATTATAAAGCCGGAACTACGACCGTTCAGGAAACTGCGGCGCTCACAGCGGCCAATAGCGAAAATAGTGCCGCCATCGATCTTGGTGCGGCTAATCGCTATATCCGCGCGGTCACAATCGTGTCTTTCACCGGCGGCACGTCACCTGCGATCCTGGTCGCAGCCGATATCGTCCTCGGCGGCGAACGCGAACTGGCAGCGGTGTAAGCGATGAAGATGGTCGAATTTACCCGCGACATGCGTCCGCATCGAGCGGGTGAAAGGCGAGTCGTGCCGGATGCTATGGCAGAAAAGCTGATCGCGGAAGGCAGTGCCAAACTCCGCGTCAGCGTGTTCGACAAGACGCCGTCGCAACCGGGCAGCCCGACCGTCGGCAAAGCCTACAAGACTCGCAAACGGGGATAATATGCCGGTAAGGATCGTCTCGACCGTAGTGACGGCGGCGTCGGATTATGACCTGACGACGCTCGACAATATCAAGGACGATCTTGCGATACCAAATACGGATACGTCCAGCGATGCCACGCTGGCGCGGTTCATCACCGAGCAGTCGGCACTGGTGGCGCAGTATTGCAACCGCGTCTTTCCGATCGAGACCATTCAGGACGTTATTTATCCCTATCGTGACCCGTATCCTTATCAGGTGACCGGCATACTTTCGGAACTTCAGCTTTCACGCTGGCCGATTGTCGCCGTCACTTCGGTAACGGATACGGTTGCGGTGAATACCAGCAACACGCTTATTGCTGGCACAGATTATATCGTCGATGAAGCTCGCGGCTGGTTAACGAAGATCGATCCCAATACCGGCTACACGACGGGATGGAGCCCCGATCAATATACGGTTGAATACACGGCAGGATATTATGAAGCCGGTTCCGGAAATCCGCCTGCTGATCTTGAAATGGCCGTGCTGCGCATGGTCACGGCTCGTTTTAAAGCGCGTGGCCGCGATCCATTTCTGAAAAGTCAGGGCGAACCCGGCATCGGACAAGAGCAATACTGGATCGGTGCCTTGCCGGGTCAAACCGGGCCGTTCCCGCCCGACATCGCCGCCGTTCTTGAAAAATACCGCGTTCCGCTGGCAACCTGATCATGGATTTTGACGCTGTTATCACCGGCGACCGCCGTATCGTGGCCCGTTTTGGCGAATGGCCGAAAGATTTACATGATGCGTTGCTTGTCCGTATCACGGATCTGACCAAGCAGCTTGAATCGCGGGTTCGCGACCTGGCGCCGTCGCGCACCGACAAGCTCAAGGACGAGATTACCTCTCGCATCTTTGACGATCCACAAAAGATCAAAGGGCTGGTGACGCTTGAGAGTGGTCTATCCGGTTCGGAGTATGCGAAGGCGGCTGCGCTTGAATATGGCGCGCATCGTTCGACCGATGTGCGCAAACATCGCCGTACGATCACCGAAGCCTTTGGGCGTACAATTTCGCCGACCAGCGCCGATGTTCGCGCCTATTCGCGCATTACCAATATCGACGCGCAAATTTATCTGCGCGGCGGTCTTGCAGATGTGGAAGGCGACGCGGTGACGCAGTTGCAGCAAGTGATCGATCAATCATCAAAGGAATTCGACGATGACGCTTAGCCGCGAGACCATCATCGCGGCGTTGTTCGATTTGGCTCTGACAGCAGCCACATTCAACACCAGCGGGCGGCGTCTTTTGCTTTGGAGCAAGGTCGCATCTTTTCCTGCTTTATTTGTGCAATCGACGGGTACGCATTATCCGCCGCGTGATGCGCGCGGCTTACCGCCCAAACGAACGATTACGGCTGAACTCTGGGTCTATACCGATGTCGGCAAAGACCCCAACGCCAATCCCGAACAAGGCCTCAACGACATCATCGACGCGATTGAAGCGGCCCTGGCGCCTAATGTGGTCAGCAATGTGCAGACCCTCGGTGGGTTGGTGTCACATGCCTGGATCGAAGGCGAGATCGAGCAATTCCCCGGCGTGCTTGACGGCATCGCCAAGGCCATCATCCCCGTCAAAATTCTGATCCCGTAATTTTTTACTGACCCAAATCCACTGGCTTTGCCGAAGCCAGTGTTCAAACACGCCCTTCGGCAAGGCATCCGCACCGTCGTGATGACGGCGCATCCCTTTGATGGAGTGACCCATGCTGCAGCAATATAATTTTGGCGTCGGGACGTTGTTCCTAGTACGCACCGATATCGCCGTGCCTACCCCCGTTCGTGTCGGCACGCTTCAAGACGTCAGCGTCGATATGTCGTTTCAGGTCAAGGAACTGTACGGCCAGTATCAGGCGCCCGTCGCCGTCGCGCGCGGTCAGCAGAAAATTACCGGCAAAGCCAAGATCGCTAATTTGAATGCCCGCCAGTTGAATGACGCCTTTCTGGGTCAAACGCTTGCGGTGGGTGAGCAAATCCAGATCGTCGATGAAGGTGGGCCAAACGGTACGGCCATTCCGACCACGCCTTACCAGATTATCGTCGCCAACGGCACGTCGATGTCATCCGGTACGCCCGGTGTCGATTGCGGTGTTTTCAATGCCGGTACCGGCGTCCAGATGACCCGTGTCGCTTCATCGCCGATTGCAGGACAATACAGCTGCGATATGACGACCGGCACCTATACTTTTGCCGCCGCCGATGAAACCGCAGGTGTCAAAGTCATCATCTCTTACGCTTATTTCGAGACTATGACCGGCAACCGCATCACCGCCGTCAATCAACTGATGGGTGCATCGCCCCAGTTCCGCATGCAGCTTGGCAACAATTATGCCGGAAACAACATGGCGCTGACTCTCTACGCCGCCATTCCGACCAAGATGAGTTGGGATTTCAAGAATGAAGACTTCACCGTTCCCGACTTCGAATTCTCGGCCTTCACCGACAGCCTTGGCCGCTACTTCGACTGGTCGAGTACGCTCTAATGCCGGGGAACAGGCAAGCCTTTCTCGACATGCTGGCATGGTCGGAGGGTACATCGACGATTACGGAAAGCGACAACGGGTATAACGTCTTGTGCGGCGCCACACCTTTGGATCCGTTGCTGTTCGAAAGCTACGCCGATCATCCGCGCATTTATAATCCCGATCTAGATTCGACGGCGGCGGGTCGCTACCAGCTGCTGGCTAAGTACTTTGATGCCTACAAGCAGATGCTCAATTTGCCGGACTTCTCGCCGCCATCACAAGATGCGATCGCTTTACGTCAAATAAGTGAGCGTCGCGCTTTGGCTGATATCGATGTCGGCAATCTGGCGACTGCCATCTTTAAATGCTCGACGATCTGGGCAAGCTTGCCCGGAGCGCCTTATGGCCAGCGCCAGAACAAACTGAGCGATTTACAAGCCGCCTATCTTAAAGCTGGCGGCTCACTGGCGACCAATTCCTAAACCGACCGATCCCCAATCAACCGACAGAGTGTCTGCGCGGCGCGCGCTGGCGGTTGTTTCAACCTGCCGCGATGGAGGAAAGACATGGATATCATTCAGGACGTCGAACAGTTTTTCAAGAATTTCTGGACAAACACCGTCAAGCCGGACGTTCAGAAAGCGGAAGAAGTCGTCGAGGTATTTTTTGAGTCCGCCGAAACCGCTGTCGAAAACGAACTCGGCGTCGAAGGTCTCAAGATCGTGACGGATGCCGTATCGGCAGCCGAAACCGCTGGTGGAACCGGCCTGCAGAAGCTGGCTGCGGCGCAATCTGCCATCGCCACCGATCTGTCAGCAGCGAACCTCGCCAACGTTGCGCAGAACACGATCAACGTCGCCATCGAAGGCGCTGTCTCGCAGCTGAAAGCTGCACAAACGCAAAGCGCGGCGCAGCAAAGCGGCACTGACCCGTCCTCTGGCACCGGCAACACCGGTGCTGACACCAGCGGCGGCACGACAGGCGCATCTATTGGCACCGCTTCCTAACGAAACCAAATCAGGAGAAATACTATGAGCGCCCTCAGCCTTGTCACTGCAGCGGTAAAAAACTTTCAGCCAACGACAAGTGTTCTGGCTGGGGGCGCTGCGAGTATCATCACCTGTGCGATTGGTGCCGTTCTTGTGGCCGCTGGCATCGCTATTCCACCCATCGGTTTTCTCGGCCTGACCGCTGCAACACCCCTGACCATGACGATGGTCATGAGCGCTGCGGTGCCTATCGGGCATATCGTGACCGCGCTTGTACCAGACAGCGTCAACCAGCAGCTGAACGGCCTCGCGCAAAAACTGCAAGTCGATGTCGGCAAGCTGAAAAGCTTTATCCCGCAGGAATATTACTCCGACGACGATTTTCCGAAAGAACCGAACGGCGTCTGACCATTCCCCTTAAAAATCAGGAGAGTTACCATGAATAAAGACGAGACCATTACCCTGGGCGGCCAGGAATTTCCCGTTGCCCCTTTGACTTTGGGGCAATTGCGTCAGGCTGGCCCCGCCTTCACGCGCATCGGCATCGATACGCCGGAAGGTATGGGCGCGCAGTCGACCATCATTTATCTCGCCATGCATGCGGCAAATCCCAAAGTCACAGCGGCTGACGTCGACAGTATCGTCGGCGTCACCTTTCCCGAACTCAAAAAAGCTGTAGAGGTTGTGG